TGACGATACAATTAAAAATACTGTTCTCATTGATCTCTTATTTTGTTAATACAAATATACTTATAAATATTACACAAACAAACGAAAACTTACTTTTTTTAACTATTTATACTGATTCTAAATAAGCTTAGTCATATTGATAGTGTAGCAGAGCTTATCTACATAATCGTTATTGGAGAACTCTGTAGTCTTTGGGCAGCTTATCTTAACTGGAGGCTTTCTGAGTACGTCTCCGTCCTTACTGATATTCTTATAGTAGATACCGCTAGGGTCTTTTACTACATAGACGAAGTCTTTACCCTTCTCTTGAGCTATAACAGTGTTTCTACATATCTTGTCGAACTCTATGAGCTTCTCGTCATATACCTTACCTCTGACCTTGAGCTCTATGATAGCCTTATCGCTCTCACAGTCGTAAGGGCTGTAGGGATTCTCTGCTTCGTGTATATCCGTCTCTGATAGTAGCATTAGCTCTACCATTAGGTCTCTCTCTGCTTGCTTCATAGTACTGCGTTTATAGCGTCATTCTCGTCTCCACCTGTCATCTGCATAAACTTTAACTCTACCTCTGACGGCTTCTCGTCTAGCTTAGCTTTAAGGCTGTTAGCTATTCTCTTAGCGTCTCTAACTGCGTACCCTACTGACTTGTAGTCTAGCTCTAGTTGATTAGTGTAGAAAACTGACTGTATTAAAGCCTCCGCTACAGCATTTAGCTCTTTGTTATCTGGCTTAGCCTCTAGCCACTTGGAGACAACTTCATTAGCTGCCTCCATAGCTGAATAGTACTTAATTGATTGAAAGTCCTTCATTAATAGGTGTTTTTGATTCTGCATCCACCGTCATACTCTTTCCACTGAGCTAGAGCTACTGTCATAGCAGCACAAGCTTCGTAGTTCTCGTCCTCCTCATAGTTCTCTAGGATGTATTCTAACATCTGAGGCTCTACACCTTGAGCTAGGCTTATATATGTGCTCTCTAGCACCATCTTGTACATAGGGTCGTCTTGTATGTTCATATTACTGATTCTTTATGGTATTGTGATAAGTCTATTAATTCGTCTATAAAAAAGGCCTCGTATAGTTTGAGACACGCATCTAGTTTTAACTGACCAGACTCTAAGGTCTCTTGACTAGCTTTGAATATTCCTATATCTGTCGTAGTCTTGTCTACTACTAGCCACCAGAACTCTGGCACGTTATACAGCTGAGTATAGAGGTACGCTTGCAAGTCATAGTCGTACTTTTGAACTGTAAAAGCAAACTGATTTTTTATAGTGCCATTCTTTAAGTCTACTGACTTTACTCCGTCGTTGGTGGTCTTAACGTCTGCTACATACTGTCCAGCCTTGTATATGTCAGCCTTAGCTCTTATAGGTAGTCCATTCATAAGCTCTATAGCTGGAACTTCTGTCTCAGCACCCTGTAAGAAACTGACAGCTCTGTCGTTCTGTAGAAACGCTGTACTGATTCTGTTATTCATATACTTCTCCTTAAGTGTAAAAGTATTAGCCTTGCCAGACTCCTCAACCGCTAGCTTCCACTTCTTAGTGTTTTTGCTACTAACGTCAACAAAGCTAAACGTGTCATACTTCTGAGGTTCTAGTATTTGAGCGTGCACAAGTCTACCGTCTCTCAAAGCTTGAGTCTCAGGGTCTGGCTTTCTTAACTTGTAGTCGAACCACTTAGGAGACTTTAATAGCCACTTAAGCGAACTATAGCTTAAGGCTCTCTCTAGTCCTAGGAACTGGTAGTAGAACGAGTCCTCTACCATATTGTCTAGGAGCTCTTTTTTATCGTATTCTTTATGGTCTAGTAGTTTCATATTAAAACATTCCGAAGTCTCCAGATACTCCGTTGATTAAGTTATAGATTAACGCTAAGATTCCAGACGCTGCTAGAGCGAATAAACAAAAAGACACTGTGTTTAATATATATTTCATAATAAAGTTATTTAGAAGTTATTTAAAAGTTCGTTGATTTCGTAGTCATAGACTCCGTAAGCGTCATCTATGTTGTTGAGTGTGTTTATATAGTTGTTCATCGTGTTTGATTTAATTATTATTGTTTAACAGTACAAATATAAGTATAGTTTTGTAACTACCAAACTTTTATTACTATTTATATTGATTATAAATAAGAAAGCCCTCCGTTAAGAGGGCGATCTAGTTACTGAGGGTTTCTCTCTAGATGTTTCTGTAATAGAGCTAGAGCTCTCCAAGCGACCTTACCAGCGTGTAGAATGCCGTCGTCATCCATAGGGTCAACTGAGTGGTCTATTAAGTGTCTAACTAGAGCGTCTGGCTCGTCTTGAGACTTAGACCTGTCCCAGTGTAGTGGCTGGTCTGGGTTATGCTGGTCATTACCAACCTTACTAACATAACCTATGTATTTAATTGCGTCAGGAAAGTAGGATAGAACTCCAGAGAAAACTGGCTGAGCTTTACGCTTTGCGTGTTTGCTTAACACCTCCTCAGCTTCTACTTCCATCTCGTTTACATCAACTTTGCCGTGCCACTGGCTGAGTTCATTATAGTACTCAGCAACTTCATCAGTGGTCTTTTCCGTATAGTTATGACACTTATCACACATATTATATAGACTGAAATTTAACCGCTTTAAACATAACTCCGTCAACGTACTTAACATAACCCAAGTCACAGTCAGTACCTAACTGCTCGAATGTAGTGAGCTTATCGTTAGACATAGTGTCACATCCCACTGTAGCGTTGGATAAGTCTGGATTATTTTGGATATTACCCTCTACACAAAGAACTCCGTTCCCTCTTGTAGCCACAGTTCCGCCTCCATTGAGGTTTCCTGTCACAATTAAAGTGACATTCTTAAGTGTCAACTTGTTTCCATTGAGGTTAACGTCACCAGTAGAGTAGATGACTCCGTCAGTAGCGTTAGCTGGAATAAGCTTAACGTCTCCATTCATACCGCCTAGATTTATAGTAGACTCACTTGAGAAGCTAAAAAAGCTAGCATACTGAACATCTACCTTCTGATAGGTAACTAAACCATCTTCACACTGTACATCCTTCTCGCAAGATGTAACTAAAATTAAAACTAAAAATATTGATAAAAATAATCTCATTATATTGAATTTAAAAATTAAAGAACCATTAACTCGTTGATAGCCGTGCGACCTCCTAAAACTACAGCACATCCGATAGCTGGCTTCTTACCAGCTTTAGCGTAGGCCATAGCGTACGCAGAGAAGTCAATACCACATCCGACCTGAGTCCCAAAGATACGGCTGTTAGCTCCTACATAGTACTCTGTATAGGCTTGCGTGTGTAGGTGGCCCTGAACTGTAGAACGCATATCTGCTCTAGCTTTTGTTCTAGCCGTTCCAGCTTCTCCGTGGATATAGTGTACACCGTCAATATCTACAGAAGTTACAAAGTTCCACTTCGGAGTCTCTAGTACTTCTTTGTACTCCTTAATCCACTTAGTAGGGACTGCTGAGCTCTGAGCTTTACGCATAATGATTCTATCGTGATTACCTATAGTGACATCTGCAACTGGAAAACGGTGATACCAACGTCTGAGCCTATCAATAGCCAGCTCTAGCTCTTGAGAGCCTCCCATTCCGTTAGCGTCAGTCTCGTGATAAGAACTGTAGTGATTGTCAATGACATCACCAATAAAAACTACTCTATTACAGTTATAACGCTCATAAACCTCAACACAGTGGTCGAAGTATGAATCTAAGTCAAAGGGAGCGTGTAAGTCACCAATGACTAGAACTCGGCTTTCTTTTTGATTAAAGAACTCGAAGTTAATTTTTCTTTTACCTGATAATCGTGGTCTAATTTCTGACATATTTGTTTATATTTAAAGGGCAAACATACGGCAAATAATTGACATACGCAAGCCCTTTGTTAAAAAAATTAATTATACTTAAACTTTTTGTTAGATTTTAGAGCTTCCTTCTCATCTATAATCTCAGAGACGTGATATAACTCTAGAGCTACTCTCTTGTACTTCTCAGGCTCTGTCTCATTCTTTCCAGTAGAATGTAGCCACTGTAGCTTTGTGGCAAACTGGTCAGCAATCTTAGTGAGCTCTGTTAAGCTTAGCTTCTTTAGCTTCTTAGTTGTTAGCTGCATCGTATATACGTTTAAGTTCTCTTACTACGCTAGCTACACACGTAGAACAATTGGACACAACTCTCTTAGCATTGAAGATATCGTTGTAAATTCTAACCAACTCCTTCTGCTCCTTAGACGAGACTGAGTGTCTCTTTTCAGCGAAGTACTTATCTAGGTAGTCATAGTCAGACTCAGATAAGTCATTGAGCTTTCTGTTAGGGAACAATTTATTTAGCGTCTCCTTGCGAGCTTTACATCCGCAATCAGAGTCTAGAGCCTTAGCTACAGTTTCTACTACAGCTTTGATTCCAGTGGCCTCAGTGATTTTCTCAATAGTGTCACCTAGACCTTTGTTGTCAGCTTCTCCTAGTATATCTAGAACTACTGCTTTTTTAACTCTAAGCTTCTGTGCTATCTTACCAGCCTTGAAGCCTTCATCGTGTAATTCAAAAACCTTATTATTAATATCCATTTTTTTATTTATTATATATAGCTTGAGCGTGTGCGGTCATTCCGTCAGTAGCTTGAGCTAATAGTGAAACATTCATATCCTTATCTTTTAGAACCCTGTCCTCTGTTGGGTTTTTTATACTTATTTTGACTTTTACTAGCGTTTTTGGAGTGAACTCCTTTTCTCTTTATTTTTGGCTTATCTAGTGAAGCCGTGTAAAATCCTGTTTTTCTAGCCATTGTAGTTTCCTTTTATATAGTTAACGTAATCTTCGTACAGTTTATCTGCTATTATAAGCTTGCTCTTTTTAATTGATAGGTAGATAGTTTGGATACCTAGACCACTCTCCTCAGCCAATACTCTGAATGACTTACCAGTCTTTAAGTACTTCCTGAATAGTTCGTAGTCGAACCAATCTTCTGAGCTCTCCTTCAGCACCTCGTACATCTTAGTCTCAAGGGACTCTATAGCTTCTATACTAGGGTCGATACCCTCGTCTATAAGCTCGAAACAGTAGTCCATATCATACTGGTCTCCTACGTGATTGTATTTAGGCTCTCTAACTTTCTTGAGGTCATTAAATATGATAGACCGCAGTGTGAAAAACATATATCCTTTACTAGCCTTCTCTCCGTCTACTATTTTGTCATACAAATCGTCATACCTTAGTAGCTTAATGTAAGCTTCCTGAACATAGTCCTCAGCGTAGTTTCTCACCTTGAAATTGTTACCAGCTAAACTCTTAGCTGCGTCAATGAAGTCAGAGTGATGTACTGACAATAACTCTATAGCTTTATACTTCGACATACCAATCTATTGTTAAAATTACAAACGCAAATCCTAACTGGTAGTGGTAACCAGTCACACCTTCCTCTATTTCGACTTCACCAAATACAAAGCCAAACATTAAGCCTTTAACGAAGCTCACTCGTACTGCTGCATTCTCATTCGTTTGGTATATATATACCGCTAAGAATACAAGTATTAAAATTCCTAATGTTAACATTAAAATTCTAGTTTAGTATCTACTTTTACAGAGCCTTGTATCACAGGGACTCCAGCGACAGTGAATTGACAGTTAGCTGGCATCATTCTCATCGAGATAGGTGAGTCTAGGGGTGTTGGTCTACCGCCAGTCTCTGTCTCCTTTACCTTTACTACGTGAATATCACTGTACATCCATCTCTCAGGATGCTGAGTATATCTGTGAATTGAAACTACATCGTCAGCACGGTTTCCCCACTTACCTCCTCCTTCAACGTCTGCCATAGAGCAAGGTTGAGGGAATCCAGCCATCTCGTGGTCTGATGGGTGCTTTCTACGTAGTGCCTCTGTAACACCGTGGCAGTTTAGCCACATAGATACGTTATTCTCTTTACAAAATAATCTAAACTCAGAAGCTATCTGATAGTCGTATTCGTGACCACCTACAGAGCGTAATAGCTGAGGGTCTTTAGCTAGTGAGTTATAAGGGTCTACCAATAGGCCGTCAAAGTCGAAAACTTCTTTAATCTTTTTTGCTTCGCTCATTAATACTCGAGCTGTGTAGATTTTCTCTACTAGAATGATTTTAAAGTGTTCGTTGACCCATTCGAGCTCTGATTCAATTACTGAGTCTGGTAACTGTTGGATAGGCGTAGCTGTTTTGAACTCTATAAGCTTCCGTGCGATACTGTAGTCAGTATTCTCGCTTGAAAAAATCAAGAATTTTAAGCCGTGTTTCATAGCATACGCTACCAATAGATACAAGATGACAGTAGTTTTACCAGTGTTGGCGTGCCCTATACATATATTAAACGCACCTCTCTTGAATCTTAGCCACTCGTCAACCTCTGGGATGTTAAGACCTAGACCTTGTTCTATGCGGTCATACTTAACGTCCATTAATTTTTCTTTAAGGTTTTTTACTGTAGCTATCATAAAAGAGAGGTTTTAGTTTCGTTTAATACTTTGATTAGAATGGCAAGTCTGGTGTCTCACGTCCAGCGGTAGACTGCTCAGAAGCGACAGTTCCTTGCTCTACCTTATCCGCTACGTTGATGTTTCCATCTGTCCAGACTACTTTGCCGTTACCTACATAGACCTTCGCTTCTTTAGCTTCTCTCTGCTCTTTAGTCTGAGAGATAGACGCTGCTGCGTTCTGCCCATACTGGTTAGTGTCATCGTTAATGCTTACTGTGATGTTAGCCCAACCTTTATCGTTGAACTGGATTTTGTCTTTATTAAGACCTAATGTTACTAATGTAGCCATTATATTAAGGGTTTATTATTATTATTAAACTAAACTTTGTGCAAGTTTCTTTTTGACGTCTGCACTTACGTCATACTTAGCCTCGATTTGTTCTATTGAACCGCCGTCTTTAACGAACTGGACAGCCTTGACAAACGCATCTGTGTTGGCCTTTAATGCTGGCTTACCCTTTCCGTGGGTGTTTGTTGCGTCAGCGTCTGCTGTGTCGTCAATTAATAGAAGGTTTCCGAGTGCGTACTTTTTGCCGTAGCTAGAAGCAGAGCCATACTGTTGAGCGGTGGCCATACCTTTTTGATTTAAGTCAACACCTACAATAGCTGTAGCTGAATGACCCATACCACTCTCTACGTCAAAGATAGTAGCTTCTGTCTTAATGACAGCGTCAGATACTAGTTCCTCAGTTACTGAAAACATTACACCGTACTTAGCGTTAAATGGTTTTAGTGACTCAAGGATGTCCTCAGCAGAGCGAAACTTGTAACCTCCGAACTTATTGGTTCGGCTCTTAGCAACTTTTAGCTCTTGCTGAATTTTAGATAGTTTTTCTTTGATGTTCATATTTGAAATAATTATAGTGCAAACATACGCATAATAAATTTACTATGCAAGTTTTTTTTAAAAAAAATATTATTTTTTAATGAAGTCGTATAATTCTAGAGCCTCTAGTATATAGCTCCAAGTCTTTAGGTCAGCATCTAACGAGCGTTTAGTGACCTGTAGAAGTTCCTCGTTTATCATAGTGACGCAATGGCCCTCTATCTCACCTTCGTTTTTCTCTATTCGTCTTTTAGCTTCCTCTATGTTAGCTATAGCTTTGTTATAAGCTCTCTCTCTGTAAACGTTTTTATCTGTTGTCATAATGGGTTTTATTTGTAAGTAAAGCAAAGGCTCTAACTAGTATTGATACACAGAAGCTGGCTAGTATTCCAACTTGAAACAAGTCGACCCTGTCTACCATACAGAATAGTACACCGTACCAGAAAACGGCAGTGCAAACATCCCATACAAAAACCAAAAATACTATTAAAGACAAGTTGCTGTAAGCGAACTCTCTATACAGAAAGCAAGCCGTAGCTGTTGTGAATATTAATGGTATTATGTAAGCGAAGCCTATTAGTAAGCTCATTGTTTTACTTTATTTAATACAAATGTACATAAATAAAATGAAACTACCAAATTAAAACGATTGTTTTTTCTTTATATCAGATAATTTCTCTTTATATATATCTATAAGGTATTGAAGGTGTGTAGCATCAAACTTAGCGATCTTATGAGATTTTTGTACAAGTTCGTCAGCCTTATCTTGACCTAGAGCTTTACCGTATTCATACTGTCTGCCGTTAAGGAATCTATTACAGTATCTGTGCTGGAAATGTACGTTTTCCTCATCCCATCTAGTTGATAGGTGTCTACGGCCTACAAAGTGGCCAGCATCTCCTTCTGCGTATGGAGTCTCTCTACCGCAGTCTATACACTTACCAAAGCCAGTATGATTGTCTACATCACGCCTACGTATATACTCACTGAATATCTTATCCAGCTTAGCCTTTAACGTCTTTACTTTTACCTTTCTAGCCATAACAAAAAAAACCCAGCCACAAAAACCCCCTAAAGTGACTGGGCAAATAAAAACCTTAAGAGGGGTTCTTTATTTAAAAACAATAAAAAATGTCTCTGACACATTGTCAGGCTATTTATTTTGCATATGTCAAATATTTTTCGTAACTTTGCCTAAGTTTCTTAGATTTAACTTCAAACAAACCTAATTCACTACATAAGAAGCTACCTTCATAGAAGTAGTGCCACTTAAGAAGTAGGTTTTAGTAGAAGTGTACTTTGTAGAAGTTTTCTTTAACCTAGAAGTCGTCTAAGTTTCAGCGTATCACAGGGTAGCTATGCTCAAAAAAAAGAGCTAAGTTTTTTATTCACTTAACTCCTTCTGTTTTTGATGTTTACAAGGTTATAGTTTCCTATACTTCTCGAACGAACGGCCAGCAAAGTAAGCAGTATATACTGTTATAAGTAAAGTCTTTAACAGATCAACCCAGCCAGAGTCTACGTTGAAGTCCCAGCTCATAGAGTCAGAGATAGCTATAAGTACAGTCGCTACCGTTAAGAATATAAGAGCTAAAGGTCTCACGTTTTTACTTAAGAAGTTGTCTGACTCCATATCATATCTCCATCGGTTAGTTACGTCCTCTTGAGCTTTCATATCTAATTTAACGAGCTCTAAAGCCACTTCTCTCTGCTCTTGTGTTAATTCACTAGAGTTCTCTGAAAGTTCCTTAATAGCTCCAGCTATGTCTCCAGAAGTCACTTTAGCTATAACCTCTACAGCTTTACTAAAGTTAATGCTTCTTAGAAAGTCACCTACTCTAGTCGTTCCGTTTTTTTTCTTATAATCTCCCATTAGTAAAAATTTTCTTTATTTCTGTTATCCCATCTAGCTCTAGTACCTCTTATGTCGTAATGGATAAAGGTGTTATATAAACCTAGTCCGCCCTCCTTCATACACCCGTCCTCTATAAGCTTCTCTATGATTAAATACAGGTCCTCTGTGTCCATATCCTTAACCTTGATGTCGCTAGCCTTAGCTAGTAAGTGCTGGCTTTGTGCTGAGCCACCTACAGATCTATTATGAGACTCTGTCCTGTAACTACTGTTAACTCTTATTGGTTCTCCTAGGAAGTCTCTAAGCTCCTGTAAGTTTTTAGCTAGTTCTAAGGTGTTCTCTATTAAGTGATCTGGAACTCTAGTTCCGTCTTTACACTTAAATTCTCTTAATGTGAAGTTTTTAGTTAATCTCATTTTCTTAAATTAAAATACCAGCCCAATATAGCCCCTATAGTAGTGAATAGTCCAGCTAACATAGCTATGGCTAGCTTATATGCGTTTATAAAATTCCTGAAAGTTAGTAGTCTCTTATCCAACTCATCAACTTGCTTAACAAGACCCTTTTTACCGATAGTGTCATCTGCTTCTAGTATGCTTATAACCTTCTCTATTCTCCTACCATTCTCAATAAGAGATTGTTCAGTAGTTTTTCTAAAGAAGTCTACTTCGTTCTCTAGCCGAGTTATTCGGAAGTCTTGTGTCTCGTCTTTACCCACTTGTTAAGGTTTATGGAGTTGTTAATAGTTGCAAATGTTCATCTGTTAGAGCTTCGTTAAAGACAGTTAACTCTTTAACTTTTCCGTAGAAAGGGTTTCCACCATCACCTTCTGAAAATTCAAGATTACGTAAATTAATTGGAATTAATGTATTACTTGTATCTGTCGCAACCTCTACACCATTTACCCATAGGGCAGAATCATTAGCTTTATATTTTAATGCTATTTTATTTTGTACATCTGTAGAATTAGTATCAAAGCTAAAAGATACTCTCGCTACATTTCCTTGTCTAACTTGTCCTAGAATTTTGTTAGGATATACAGAACCTACTCTATAAATTGTTATCCTTTCATCATCTGTGCCATCTGATATTGTAACAAAACCACTTACCGGTTCTTTTGTAAACGCAATTTCAGCAAACAAAACACCTTCGCTGTCGTTAAACGTCTCAGAGTTTCCTGAGCCATTACAGATGTCAGCTTGTCTCTGCTCAGTGCTTCCTGAGGTTGGTATGTAGGAGGTTGGATAGCTTCCTTCCTCAATCATTTGACCCCATACAAACAAAGTGCCTGTGCCATCACCTTGATAGTTATGCATATTAGGTAAAGATGTTAAACTTAAATCGGCAGTAAATACCTGTAAAATAGATTGTGTTACATTACTTGAATCCCAAGAACCGCTTACAATACATCTATACCAACCATTTCCATAATTTTGTAAATCATAAGAGATATCAGATGCGTTTGCTGATGCACCTGTTAATATAGTTTCAGTTTCCAAGTCAAAATTACCCATAATATAACTAAAGCTACCTGTACCATTTGCTAACCTGATTTGCACTTGTTTCTTTGTTCCTGACTTAACAAAAACAGAAGCTGTCTTTATTGCGTCATAATCTATAACCGCCCTATAACCACTTGCTTGTTCAATATAGTGCGATGTATTACCTGTATCGTCAGTATCTTTTAGTTCGTAAGCAGTATTAGCTCCATCAGGCGATATTCCGCTTTCACTTGTAGCTGTTGAATTTGACTTTTGATAATACGTATTATTGTCATAGTCCAAGCTATAGGGTAGTTTATTCGTTCTACTCGGCTCTAGAAGTAAATGCGGACAGTCACTAACTTTACCGTCAACTAATTCGTAAGATAGCCTAGGCTCGTTGTTAGCTACAGTCTCTATAAAGCCGTGCTTATTGATTCTAGTCTGCACACCGTCAGCTCTAGAGAAGTTAAAGTCTCCAGCTCCTGAGTGAGGTTGCTGAGAGTATAGCTTTCCGTTCTTCATTGCAGCCGGCTTCATTACGACCCCAGCATTTTTATATATATCTTGTAAACTCATAGGGTTGTTATATGTGCCATCCTCCGAATGTGATATCCTTAGCCGGTCTCACATCTTCATCTGTATTAGTGTTATATTCTGGGTATAAGTTATCGTTATGTCTAAGGTGCTCTACAAGTCTCTTAGCGTAGTAGTCAGCAGTATCTCTAGCAGCGTCTCTCATTGAGTCTATCTCTTGAGTAGTAGGTAGAGCAGAGTTTTCAGAGGTGCTCTTAAATACTCCCTTATTGGATATAGTGTACTGAGAGAAAGGTAGATACTCCATAAAACTAAACTGTACTAAAGTCTGCTTAATGAATCCCTCTACTAGGTTCTCGTAGTCACCAGACAAAGTACCGCCTAAAATATCAGACTGTAGCTTGTCATATAGCTTACTTCCTAGTAGTTGGTGTACGTGAATATCTTGAGCGATCCTTATAAAGTGAGACACCTTATCAAAGTCTATGTTTGCGCTAAGGGGTGTTTTCTTAATTAAATCTTCTTTACTAATAAATAGAGCTACTGCCATTTTTTCTTATTTTGATTTTCTATAACTAGGATGGTGACCTTTGTCTGCTCTGTCAATTTGAGCCTCAGCTACTCTCCTGTCATTTTTCCACTTGTTTCTTTTAGGGTCAAAGCCTTTTTTCTTAGCTTTCCCTACTGTCGTCTTGTACGTTCCTCTCAAAGCGTCTCCGCCGTAAGGCTCTCCGTTGCTTTTTTCCTTCTTAATGTATATAACTCTCTCCCAAGTGTCATAGCAGTTAACACCGCCTTTGTGTCTCCAGAGTGAGTATGGTTGCTTATTATGCCCTAACTGAGAGTTAACGCCATCTTTTTGCATCTGTAAAATGTCCTCTTTACGATAGACTTTTTTTGTTCTATGCATTAATCTACAAAAGTCTCTTGAGCTCTTGCCTTTGTTACCGTGCTTCTTAGAACCCTTAGCATATCTGTAACGAACCTTAATAAATTTAGAGTCCTGTGTACTGTCTTTACGTCTACTATCTGCGATAGACAGAGATATATTCAAGGTATCATTAAGCATAGCTTCGTAGTCCTCAGACTCAGTCTCGTTACCAACGCCTCTAACGTCAGCAACGTGCCACTCGTTCTCGTTAATAACCTCACCAGATTTCTCAAGGTAAACAAATATATCCGCTAAGCCGTTGACTCCTTTACACATTATTTACTGGCGTTGTATAGTTCTATTGCGTCCTTTACGAATTTAGGGTCTACTGACAGACTGTAGTCACTAGATAAGTTAGTTCCTTCCTCTACGTTGTCAGCTTCGTCTTTTTCTACTGGAGCTTCCTCTTTATTTTCGTCGTAGTCAACCTCTTGATTTTCCTCTGTAAATTCGATAGGCTGTGAAGTGATGAAGTAAAGCTCAGGGACTTCTCCGTTAAGCTCCATAATCTCCTCTAGAGCGTCTATAATTTCATTCTGATATGGTGTTATAACTGTTGACGTGAATAACTGAGAAGCGGTCTTAATTTCGTCTGCATTGTTTCCGAGTCCCTTTCCACTGTCTTTAATTCCAAGTAACATAGGAGATGTGATTCTATGACCTACTAGAATCTTGTGCATAGCTTCGTTAGCAAGGTACTCATAGTGAGAAGGAGCGTCGTTTAGAGAGATGTCCTCTACGGTAGTTGCAGACTCTTGATTCTCGTTAAAAGCTACAATAACCTTTTGACCTCTAGAGCCAGTTAACTTTCCTTTAACGTCTCTTGTTATAGCTTCTCTCTGCTCAATGTCTGGGACTCCGTTGTTAAAGTTAATAACCTTAGTTCCTGAGAATGAGTTTTTAGTTTCGTTAAGTAAGTAGTCTGCTATCTCGTTCTCTAGCTCTGCGTATGGTAATGACCCACTGTAGTCAGGGGGACAAAAGTAGTCATATCCAGAAAGGTAGGGCTTTAATATCATTAACTCAACCTTCTCTTTTGAAGTTCCAAAAGTAGGAATCTTTTTAAGAGTGTCAGAGCGTTTCTTTTCAGTCCAATTAGGATGGTAGTAGTAATTGTTTATAACGCCGTTTTCGTCCATCTTCTCAGGTCTGAGAGTGTGTATAGGAAAGTGTTTTACTTTAACTACCTTTCTGTCGTTACCAGCCTTACTGTAGATAACTTGCATAGCAGCCTGACCTAACATCTTACGTTCTAGTATGATCTTCTTTAGGTCTCTATGGCCTACAAATGAGCGTAATTCTTTTACTTCTTTAGAGTCTTTTTCTTTTCCGTCAATACAGATACCTTCTCCGTATATCTGGTCTGATATGGAACGGATAGCAGCGTTATTTGTAGCTGACTGTAGGTAGGAGTCAATAAGGAATCTATAGTAGTCGTTATCTTCTCCGTAAGCAACCCACTCTTTACGCTTGTCCTCTATGGCCTTTGGCATATCATAGCCACTTAAGTTAACTAGGTTTAAATTCATTAGTCTAGAATTATATAATCGTTATTAGTAGTATTCTCTACATAGTCCTCTATACTAGAGCTATCTACGTCTCTTGTGCTATTGTAGTAAAGTTTATCTTTGTACACTAGCAACCCGCCAGAGTAAGCAAAAACGTCATAAGTAGCTCCATCTGTCAAAGCAGTATTGAAGCTAGATAGATCAAAAGAAACACTTTGATAGTATCCGCCATCTATAAGCTCCACATTCTCAGTGTAATCTGGAGTAGACTTACCTTCTCTTGTGAAGTTAAAATCTACCAAATCACCAGAGCTAGAGTTACAGTTAACGTAAAAAGTAGCGTTTGTGCTATTGCTATCAAAATATAACATCTTGGTCTTTATTTAAAAACAATTTAGATAACTGTTTGTTTTGTTAGAAATTAAACATAAAAAAAGCCCTACCGAAGTAGAGCTCTTTATTACTTATAAGAGTAGTCTTATTAGCTTCCTACAGTAACGCTGTAAGTAGAATCGATAGCCTCAGTAGTGAAAGGTGCGAGAATCTTCTCAGTAGCAACGAAAGTCAATTCGTATCCAGACTTGTCACCCATAGCAGCACCAGAAGATGCTGTAGCGTTCATTTCAGAGCCGTACTCGTGACCCATTACAAAAACATTACCGTTGTTATCTTCAACCAATACTTTTGGTCGACCATAAGCTAATAACTTAACCTCCTTGTGAGTAGTAGAATCTTGTTTCTTCAAGCTAACTGTTAAAGTTTGCTCTACAAAAGTAGTTCCGTTCTCACGGCTAGAAGTCAAAGACTGCTCAAATGTAGAAGTACCTCTTAAGTCGTACTTATATGCGTTGGGAGTGGTCTCATTAACAGTAGCGAGACCAGTAGTATCGTCAACAGCAAAAGTAGCGTCGTCAAAATTGATAAAATAGATAGCATTAAGACCGCCGACAGCGTCCTTACATCCTTCTAATCTACCTAGTGAAATATTACAACTCATTTTATACAGTTTTAAAAATTAAAAAAAATAAGGGAGCAGAGTTAACCACTCCCTGTTATATTAGCCTATTAGCTAGCTTGTGCCAAAACGATTTCAGAACCGATAGCGTAGTTTACGCCAGCCGAAAAACGCATTACGACGCGGACATTCTGACTTCCGTCGATGTCTGCTAAGTCGATAAGCTTAACCTCATTCATATCTGACTGAAGGCCAGTTCCAAAGAACATATTGTCCTTTTCAGCGGCAATCATTTGACCAGAGTTAAGACCGTTAGCAACGAAAAGCTTAACGCCTTCAAAGTCCATTGCAGTCTGTCCAACGTGGTAAAGGTCTTTATAACCTAGAGCAGCTTGTGCACGAACGTAAGAGCGAGCGTCAGCTTGTGAGATATAGATAGCTAGACCTTCGTTTCCGTAGATAGTAGAAGGGACTGAATCGATAACGTCACCTAAGCGAGAGATGATGTTAGAAGCGTCAGTAGCACCAGTGTGAGTTACGTCGATAACGTCAGAGTCAGCACCAGCAAGAGCGACGATACCGTCAAATTCTCCAGCGTTGGCATTAGCACCGTTCCAGATGTTAGTCTCAGTCTTAGCAGCAACTTTAGCAGCAACGTGTCCGATAAGGTACTCAGCGAAAGACTTAGGAAGCTCATCAAAAGATGAAAAACCTTGCTCAATGCTTAGCCAATCCGATTCAAAATCCTTCTTACAAAGTTCCAAGTTAACTTGAAAATCTTCAGGCTGAAGGTAACGCTCAGTTAAAGTAACAGATGAAGTAGCAGTAAAGTCACAAGAAGCGTCAGCGATAACGTCACCGACAGCTAGTTTTTGCATTACTTGCTTAAATTTTACGTTAGGCTTAACAGTGATTCCACCTTTATCCAAAGTAGGAGCACTTAGAAGAGCCGCGGAGATAAAACCAGCAGCCTTTTCACCAGCGTAAGTAGTAGTAATAGAAGTAGTAGTAGCCATTATTATTATTTTAGCTTGTTAATAAAAAAATTAATCATTTATGTATTTAAACACATTGGATAGGATGTCTCCACCTTTGTTTCCTAGTCTCTTACCTTTTGTCTTAACCTCAGCTTCAGGGCTGTGAGTCAATCCTTTGTCATCAACTGGAATCTCAGGAGTCTCCACCTTTTCCTCTGTTTCGTTTGATAGTGAGTCTTGTATAATCTTTTTGAGTTCGTTAATCTGACTCTCAAGTTCCTTAACTCTACTATCGTCAGGAGCTTCGTTAGTTTTCTCAACCTCCTTAGGGGTTTCCTCAACTTCCTCTGTCGCTTCCTCAGTCTCTACGACTTCCTCAGCAACCTCCTCCGTATTTTCAGTCTCAGTAACTTCCTCAGTTACTTCCTCTGTCGTATTGTCAGTAGTTTCGACTACTTCCTCAGTAGCTTCAACCTCGGGAGTTTCAACTGTTTCCTCAACAGTCTCAACTTTGTCAGCAGTAGCGATTCCGATCGCTTGTGCTATCTTGTCTAGGGTTTCTTTTGCACTCGGCATATATTGAATTTTAAAGGGTTTAACACTTTATTTAAAAACAAGTTTTTTGCGAATTTTAAAAAACTATGCACGCATAACATTGACAAAATGTCATATTAATAAAGACAAAGTGTCATAACTGAGATTATGCCCAGTCTGACTCGTTATCGTTCTCAATGCTTCTGTCGGTTATAGTAGATGTCACGGATGACGTATTCTGTCCTCCACTGAGCCCTCCATAGCCTTGATACACGTCTTGCATATAAGGTCTATAGAGAGCTGGATATTTAGATTTTATTATCATTATGTTAATCCGTTTATGTTTACAGTTTCTATATCATTAGACACCATACTATTTAATTGTAACTTAGTATAGTTTTGGTCTGCAGGTTGAACTTGACTTCTTATACCATTAGAATAAGAATCTGAAGTTCCATCACCCATTAACCAAATTTGAGTGGCTTTATTTTCATTACCACCATTAGCTGTAAAAATATACTGAGCATATTGTTGATGAGGGAATCTGTATGATGTACCTATCTTATAATCATCTCTCCATTTGATAGGGTCTGTAAGCATAAGTTTAATCTCAGCATCAGTAGGCATATCAGCATTCCCAAGTAAAGTAGTAACTACCATACTAGCCACTTTTCCGTGAAAGTTTCTGTTAGAACCTCTACCACCAACAGTTAAGTGACCACCAAAAGACCTATCCATTCTAACACCTGTAGAGGTCCAATTAGTTAAGGAAATGTTAGAAGTTACAGAACCAAAGCTTGAGCCACTATACATAACTCTAATATCAAAAGCATCA